TTATTCGACCATTCAACATCAGGGAGGTCTAAACAACCTAATTGATGCAGCAATTGCTTATAGTGGAGCAGATGGCTGGCTCACTGATTTCTTTAAAACTGATATTGCACAAAGAGTTTCATGTCTTGAAATTCCACAAACTGATTCATCAACATATTTGATGAAACCAAGAACTCTGCCATCTAATTTGCATGTGCCAAGAAATTACAATGTAAATTCATTGACATTTCCAACATTTGTTGTTCTGCCATTTGACAATTCAGCAGGTGCAATTACTGAACCAATGACAGAAACATTTAAGACTTCTACATTTACATACGCTGGAACAACTTCATTTGGCGGAATTACAAATGCTGGTGTTAGTGTTACAAGAACTGCTTCTGACTATAGCAACTATACCACGGGAAGAGTTGTCTATAAATGGAGCGGAACTGGTATAACAGTTGATAATGCAGATAATGCAAAATTCCCCCTAAGACCTGTTATTAATTCGTTCCCTGGTATTACTGCCGCTGGTAATAAGGGTATGATCTTGATGTTTGCCTATGCTCAACCAATCACAGGTATGACATCTGGATTGCTATCGACATGGCATGTTGGTATTACAACAAATTCACAAGTTTATACTGATAATAACTTGAGTGCTTTGGGTATCAAAAGTCCAATCAACAATGTTGACGGATTGCTTCCAAATGCTTCTCAACCAAGCAATGCAACCAATCTAATCATAGGCACTCAAGATCAACTCGGACAACTATTACATGGTCTTAGTGGAGAGTTTGATGCTAGTTTCGTCACAGAGACTTCAACTTTTGTTGGTGAGGCTCCTGGTTCTTTATTCTCAACGGGTTTGATAGACACACCAGTTCCAGTCTTTACAGTGACTATAAAGGGACAAGGTGGGCAAGCAATTCCATTCAAGCAATCTGATATTGGGTCAACTATTAAAGATTTTGTCATCTACAAGAAACCATCACAATAAACAGGAAAAGTAAATGTTTACAAAGACACCAAATACATCTCCATATGTCCTTGAAAGAGGTGGGGCAAATGACGAAATCTCTATCGCTATCATTGACAAAGATGGTAAGATCACTGGTCAAAGAGGAACTGTATTAGAAAAATTTGAGTTGCTTTCGTTGGCAACTGATGCTAAGGCACTTGATGGTTCTGCAAATTACTACAAAGAAGTTATAAACAACCAGTCTCGTTGGATATTTGTAGGATCAGATCTTCCTGGAACAAGTGGTCCAATGACAGGAAATTCAACAGTTTCATTCGGTTTGATTCTTGAAATTCCTGGTGGAAGCACAGGATCAAATATTCAACAATTGAGTGGTGGAACACTCGGTGGAACTGCTGGAAATATTGGTGTAGGAACAAGCGAAGTTCAAGACTACTACTTGAATGGAGACGATGATACAGGTCTTCGTGAGGGAGGTTATAACCTATTCAAGAATGACCGTGAAGTTTCAATTCTTATCGACTCTCACGAAAATACGATTCTCTCAAACTCTCTAATTGATCTTTGCGAAGAGAAGAAGTTTACTATTGTTCCTATTGGTGTTCGTGCTTCATCGTCAAATCCAGAAAATCTTCCTGAAGCGACAAATGAAATTATCGTGACAGCCAACAACATTAAGTCTTCTTCAAGAGGAATCCTTGTTGCTGGCGAGAAGCGTGTAAAGGATGAGTATAACAACAAGTTTGTAAACATCAATCACGCTTCGGATGTTGCAGGACTCATATCGCTAAATTCAGCAAGATTTGAGCCTTGGTTGTCACCAGCAGGACTGAATCGCGGACAGATCCGCAACTATGTCAAGTTGCTCTACAATCCAAAGAAGGCTTTCCGCGATCAACTCTATACAAACAGAATCAATCCTGTTGCCGAATTCCTCGGAGAAGGAGTCGTTCTCTTTGGTGATAGAACTGCGCTTGCAAAACCAAGTGCATTCGACCGCATCAATGTTCGCCGTCTCTTCGATGTTGTTGAACGAGCAGTATACGACTTCTCAAAGTTTTACCTCTTCGAACTAAACGATGCTCTCACACGCAATACATTCAAGTCTGCTGTCGATGGATATCTCTCGGCTGTAAAGGGTCGCGGTGGAGTCTATGACTACAAGGTTGTTTGTGACGAGACAAACAACACCGCAGAGGTAGTTGACCGCAATCAATTCGTTGCGGACATCTTCCTCAAGCCTGTCAAGTCTATCAACTTCATTCAGTTGAACTTCGTTGCGATGCGAACAGGGGCTTCGTTCAATATTACTGAGTAATGTTTCAAGGATCAAACAAGTCTAGTCCTTCGATAACAATCAGAGAGTATGACGATTCGCAGTTTCCGCGAGAACCATACTACTCTGATGTTGTCGGTGGGATAGTAGGCTGTTTGAGTTGGGGTCCAGTAGGAATGCCTCTTCTCGTTTCAAATGAACGAGATTATAGGGCTATATTTGGCTATCCTATACGCGGCGCACCTGAAAAGACGATAAGAAATCATATCAACATACACAACTTTCTTCAATACTACGATAAATTGAAGATTGTTCGTGTTGGTCCAGATGAACTTGTAAATGCTGGTTCATCTGCCGCTTCAATTTTGGTGAAAAATGCTGAACATTTTTCCTATCTCGCTGGACCAAGCCTAGATTACAATCTAGTTGATTCCCAAAACCTCTTTATCGCTCGTTATGGTGGAGAAATGGGAAACAGCATCTCGGTTCTCGTCGTTGATAGCGACAATCCTACGATTGATACTGTCTATCGCTCTGATCCTGATGGATTCACATCAGAGGGAACCACCCTTGAGTCAATCTATCCATTTACCCGCGAACCAGGCACAACTGATTATGTGCGGGTTCGTGGTGGATCAAATGACGAGATTCACATAGCAGTAATTGATGAAGATGGACTCATCACAGGCACAAAGAACAATATTCTTGAGATCTATCAGGGTCTTTCAAAAGCCTATGATGCACAAAATTATGATGGAACATCGAATTATTATAAAGATGTCATAAACAGCAAGTCTCGTTACATCTATGCCTGTAAAGATCTTACAAATATTCCAACAGCAGTTGGTCTTACAGGAGATTCCACTACAGACTTTTCCACAAACAAAAAAGTGATCTCTGATGATGGTGACGAGATTCGTTATACAAACGACTATATCCAATGCTCTCTCGTTGGTGGATGGGACGGTTGGGCTGATTACGCAACCGAAGTTCTCCTCTATGGATATCAGGGTGATACATGGGATGTAGGCTACAACTATTTCAATCTAAATCCTGTTCATTTCCTTATTGACCATAACGAAATTCCATCGCTCACAAACCGCATAGCACAGATGTTGCGTTACAAGAATCAAACGATTCTTTGCGTTGGGGTGAGTGCAGGATCTACAGGAGATAACACAGATAAAACTGCGGCTATTGTGAGTTACTGCAATGGTATAACATCAGATGATGCAGTATCAATCATTGCAGGAACCAAGTTTGCCTACGAGCCATTTACAGATCAGACTGTTGCTATAAACATGGCTTCAGATCTAGCAGGACTAAATTGCAGAACTTCTGCAAAGGAAAGACCTTGGGTTTCTGCTGCGGGATTTCGTAGAGGAAATATCTTAAACTACGACAGAATATACTATGCTCCGAGCAAGGAAAATCGCGACACCCTATTCAAGAAAAAGATCAATCCCGTTATAAAGGATGAGAAACAATTCTTTCTTTTTGGGGATTTGACCCACATTGATACCTATACACCGACAGAATCTATCGGTGCAAAACGAACTGTAATGATCATAGAAAACTTCCTTTCAGAACTTGGTCCACAGTTTCTATACAAGATCAACGATACTCAGACAAGAATACAGTTTACCACGATAACAAGCCAATTCCTCGACAAACTAAAGGAATTAGGTGGTTTAAATGACTTCCGAGTTGTTTGTGACGCTACAAACAACACTCAAGGAGTTATTGATGCTGGACAGTTTATTGGTGATGTATACATAAAAGTAGCAAAATCCATCTATTACATTATACTCAACTTTAACACTTCAAGGTATAAGACAAATACCATTACCATCAGATAGGGGTAAAAATGAATATCGACAAGTTCGGACAAGCACTCATTGGTGGTGGTGTAAAACCATCGCAATTCGTCGTTGTTGGAAATATTCCGTTTTCGACCGATGTGAACGGACCAGTTTCATTCCTTTGCAAGTCAGCAAGCCTTCCAGGTTCAAGAATCGGAAACATCAATGTTGGTTGGCGTGGTCGTCAGTTGAAGGTTCCTGGTGACAGAACTTTTGATGACTGGACTCTTACCTTCTACAATACCACCAACTTCAATGTTAGATCTGCATTTGAGAACTGGATTGAACAGTTGCAATCTACAGTTGGAAACATTACTGGCACTGGTCTAAACTTCGCACCAGGTAGCCAAAGTCCATATGCAGATTGGCAAGTCACTCAACTTGGTCGCAGCAACGAGGCTCTACAAACCTACAACCTCAAGGGTTGCTTCCCAACTGAAGTTTCTGCAATCGACCTCAGTTATGATAACCAAGATCAGATCGAAGAATTTACTGTGAATATTTCCTACCAATACTTTACCATCGGTCCTGCCGTAGCGCAGCATGGTCAAATTGGTGCTTAATCTATAACATAAAGAATATACTATGGCTTTTGAAGTCTTCGGATTTGAAATCTCTCGCAACGGTGTCATCAAAAAAGGCACTTCAGATGTCACACCACCTGAAGCAAAGAACAAGTCATTTGCTCCACCTGAAATAGAAGATGGTGCATTTGCTGCTCTTGGCGCACAGTATGGTGCTTATGTTGACTTTAGTGGTGACGCAAAGAGCAGCATCGAACTCGTTAAGAAATACCGAGAGATGTCGCTACACCCTGAAGTAGAGATGGCTATCGAAGATATTGTGAATGACTCTATTGTATATGATCAGACAAACCGACCTGTCGAGGTTGTTCTTGATAATATCCCAAATCTATCAGCCCTGATTCGTAAAAGAATCAAGGCTGAATTCAATACAATATTAAGACTTCTCAAATTCAACGAGAAGGGCTATGAACTATTCCGTCGATGGTATATCGACGGCAGACTGCATTTCCATATTATTCTCAATGAAAATAAGCGTGATGGTATTCTTGAGTTGCGACCTATTGATCCTGTCAAGATACGCAAATATCGTAATGTAAAGAAGAAGAAGTTAAAGAATGGTGTTGAAGTTGTAGATTCAGTTGAAGAATTCTATGTCTACAACGATCAGGCTGGAAACGACGATTATCTCATACAGACCTACAATGGTCCGCAACAAGGCGTAAAGGTATCCATCGACTCTGTATGCACGGTAAACTCTGGTTTGTATGATGCCACAAAGAAGCGAGTTCTCTCGTATCTTCACAAGGCAATCAAGCCACTCAATCAACTACGCATGATTGAAGATGCGGTTGTAATCTACCGCATTGCCCGTGCGCCTGAACGCCGCATCTTCTATATTGATGTCGGTAATCTTCCTACAAACAAGGCAGAGCAGTATCTACGCGAGATCATGAACCGCTATCGCAATAAGTTGGTTTATGATGCCACAACAGGCGAAATGCGCGATGAACGCCGCCACATGTCCATGCTTGAAGACTTTTGGCTTCCACGCCGCGAAGGTGGTAAGGGAACAGAAATCTCAACGCTTGACGGTGGACAGAACCTTGGCGAGATGGAAGATGTTCTCTACTTCCAAAAGAAACTATATCAGTCTCTACATGTTCCTACTACCCGTCTAGATGCTGATAATGGCTTCAATATGGGTCGTTCTGCTGAAATCTCTAGAGACGAAGTAAAGTTCTTCCGATTCATTGAGCGTCTACGCAAGAAGTTTGCAGAGATGTTCCTACAGTTGCTAAAGACTCAACTTATAGCAAAGATGGTTATAACTCCCGAAGAATGGGAGATTATTCAGAGCGATATTCTCTTCGACTTCCGTAAAGACTCGTATTTCACCGAGTTGAAGGAAGGCGAATTGTTAAAATCTCGCCTAGATTTGTTAAATACAGCAGATTCCTACATAGGAAAGTATTTCTCTAAGCAATATGTGAAAAAGCATGTTCTTCGCTTTACAGACGATCAGATAAAGCAAATTGAAGAAGAAATTGCTGATGAGAAGGTAGAGATTGAGAAGCAGGGTGCTGATCCTAACCTTGTTGGCTACGGAGCAATGGGACCGACTCAGATAGGCGTTCCACAGGCTCCACCTCAGCCAGAAGCAGCACAGGAACCAACACCTGAAGAGCAGGAAATGGCTAAAACACAGACCCCACAGGGCTAAGAGGATATAAATGAATACTCAAAAGATCATCAACTGCATTATTGAAAACGACCTTATTGGTGCTAAGAAGCAAATCAATGAAGAATTGATGCTTCGTATCGCTGAAGCCATTGAAAATCGTAAGATTGAACTTGCTGGAGAGATCTTTGAAGATTCTGTTTGCGAAAGTTGCGGTTGCGAAGACGAAGATATTGAGGAAGCCGCTGGAATGGCTGACAAGGATTATGACGGTGACGGAAATGTTGAGTCATCAAAGGATGAAGTATGGGGTTCACGCCTCAAGGCTGCTGCAAAGGCTGGCAAGTTAAAGAAGAAGCCAATGGCAGCACACGCAAGAAAGGGCTAAAATGCTTTTAATCACCGAAACAAACGACGATCTCAAGTTTATTGCTGAAGCCTCTGGCGACGGCAAGAAAAACTACAAAATTCGCGGCATCTTCATGGAGACAGAAACGAAGAACCGCAATGGTCGCGTTTACAGAAAAGCAAACCTTTTCCCCGAAGTTCAGCGTTATATTCAAAAATATGTTGATTTTGGTCGCGCTCTAGGCGAGTTAGGGCATCCAGAAGGTCCAACCCTTAATCTTGAGCGTGTTGCACACAAGATTACTGGTCTTAAGTTTGATGGTAACAATATCATCGGTGAAGCCAAGATTCTTGATACTCCCTATGGAAATATTGTAAAGAATCTCATGGACGAAGGGGTGAAACTAGGCGTTTCGTCTCGCGGAATGGGTTCACTAAAGGAAATAAATGGTGTCAACGAGGTTCAGGGAGACTATGTTCTCTCTGCTGTTGATATCGTAGCCGATCCATCTGCCCCAAACGCATTTGTTGATGGCATCATGGAAGGCAAACAATGGGTATGGGATAATGGAATCCTCAAGGAGATGAAGATTGATGCCTATAAGAAGGCTATCAAGAAGACTCCTGTTGCTAGACTTGATGAAGAAAAGTTGCGAATTTTCAAGGATTTCATGTCAAATCTCTGAAATACTAAATAATAACACAGTCTTAGGAGACACGAAATGGCAGATCAGTATCCTCAAAACGAAGAAGATATCTACGAAGACGAGATCCTTGATGAAGAGGAGACTCTTGACGAGGATGAAGTCACAGATGACGATATCCTTGATGAAGAGGAAGAACTTGACGAGGAGGAAGTCCTTGATGAAGAAGAGGACGATTCTCAGTATGATTCTGAAGACGATGAAGAAATGTATGAGGAATCATACGAAGTTCTCGTCGGAACAGGAACAGACGATGAAGTTGACGAACT